GATAAAACTTGATTCAGGTGATTTTACGAAAGTAGCATCCCTGCTAGAATACGAATGTACTAATTTCGAAGGTATGTGTGGTTCTCCCGTAACAACCCATTCCGATGCTTCTAATGGAAAGATTTGTGCTTTCCACATGGCAGGCATGGATGATCGTGGTTATGGTATACCCCTTAACCGAGAAATGTTAGAAGAAGTTTTCAAGAATTTAGATACTGATACTTTTGCTAATGATGTTCCTACTTTCCAAGGTAGGTTCTCCCCCGATACGACCGATGTAACCCCTATTCCTGGTTTGAGGGTGGCTGGAGCGATCCAACCTATCCCAACAGCAACCAAGACTATGATATCCCCCTCAGTAGTTCAAGACCTCTTAGGGCCTGTTACAACCATTCCTGCGATGCTTCGTCCATTTACGAATAAGCAAGGAGAGTTTAAGGATCCTTTGATGATTGGCGTAGCTAAGTATGGTCAGCGTCGCGTTGAAATAAACGAGAACGTTGCGGATATTGCAATGGATGATGTTTATTATGTTATGCGACAAAGCTGTAATAAGTTACGAGCTTTTACTAATGAAGAGATGTTGATTGGATCGGAAGATTTCCCTTTCATTGATTCAGTTAAGCGCGGAACTTCTCCTGGTTTCCCCTATGTTTTAAAACTAGGAAAACTTAAAGGCAAGAAGTCTTGGCTTGGTGGCGACGAAACCATGACACCTACTCCAGAATTCTGGAGAGATTTTCATGCCATGGAAGCATTGTTACTAGCTGGCGAGAGACCCCAAACTCTTGCTATCGCTCAAACTAAAGATGAAAGGAGACCTATCGCTAAGGTCGACCAAGGAAAGACACGTATTTTTACTATTGTTAATTTTGTTTTAAATATCCTAGTTCGAAAATACTTCGGAGCTTTTATTTCTAAGTTCAAAGAAGGTCGAATAGATAACGAATCTGGCGTTGGAGTCAATGTACATTCTCTAGATTGGACTAGACTAGCTTATCGATTACAATCGAAAGGTCAGCATGTTATCGCTGGCGATTTCTCCAATTATGATGGATCACAAAACGTATATATTATGCGTGGGTTATGTGATGTCATAAACAAATTGTATGGTGATGAATTTAGTCTAGTTCGCGAAACTATTATTGAAGAACTCATAAACCC